TTTAGAAATAGATTTGCATCCACGTCAAGTGGTTCATCATCTACTTCTCAACCAACATCAGTAGATTCATATAGATCCTCAGAGAAGAAATATTCTAGAGGAATGTTCGGTTAATTTAAAAAAAAAGATAAAATGGAACCAATAACAATAGCTGCCATTGCAACTGGGGTAACATCACTAATAGGTAGCGGTATAAGTGCTGCATCATCATCTAAGAAAAAAAAGTTAGGCAAAAAATTAGGTATGAAATCTAGGTTTGCATCCTCAAAACCAACTGGGGGTGGATACAGCCAGGGACCAAACTCAATTGGAAGCATCATTGGGACAATAGGGAAGGTTGCTGGACAGGTGGGTAAGTTTGCGATGGAGAATCCAGAGATAACTAAAGCGGCATTAGGAGCAGCTGGAGATATTGGATCGCAACTTATTGAGAATAAACAAAATAAAAATAAAGGAGCATATATGAAAGGCAAGAATAAAAGCAGAAAGCGAATCGCGCAAGACTATGCACGAAACGCAATTGCAGACCGCAGAGCTGGAAAAACGAGAGAGGCAAACTACGAGGGGCGACAGGCTACACGGGTTGCTGCTGGTGAGGCTCCTACCATGATGGGTTACAATCCACTATCTAAGCACATGGGTGGTCGTGGCGCTGACATGATGGGTAAGAAGCCTATGATGATGGGTAAAAAGCCTATGATGATGGGTGAGAACGTCATTGTTCGTGATTCTAAGTCTGGAGGTAAAAATCAATACAACAAACGAGGTAAGTAATGGGATTTAAATTGGATAAGCCACCATACACCATTGATGGTCCAGCAGTATATCTGAGTGACTTTAGTGACGAGCCTGCTGTCATTGGCCGAACCAATAAAAATGGTACCATTCTTTTGAATGAGAATCTTGACCCACAATACCACGACAAGGTAATAAAACACGAAAAGGTTCACGTTGACCAAATCAAAAGGGGGGATCTCGATTGGGATGGCCCCAATTTCTATTGGAAGGGTAAGAAGTATTCACGATCGTTAAACATGATGGGTACTGGAAAAGAACCTTGGGAGAAGGAGGCTTATAAAAAAGGTGGGGTACCTTTTGGTAAAATACCCGTTTAATAACAATAAAGACAATAATTAAAATGGGACAATTCGGAAATCAACCAGATTTTGGAACAGAGGCGTTTAGTATTACACCTAGTGACACTATAAATGCGACTACCAATTTAGGTGGGTGTATTTTATATGTTGGTGGCACTGGCAACGTAAAGGTATTAATGGCTGGTAAAACACAACTTGCTGACGCTATTACGTTTACTAATATTCCAGATGGTACTTTTTTACCAATCGTAGTGGACTATGTACTAGCAACTGACACAACTGCAACTGCCATTATTGGCGTAAAATAATAACTATGTCTATAGGACTTGGTATAGGTAATTCTATTGGTGGTAAGATAAGTGGTGGCTATGATCAAGCAGCTCAAGCGTATTTTACAGCAGTAAAAAACGAGGGCGGGTCTTTGACGTCTCTAGAAAAAGACCTTGTAAACACATGGTTCGTCACTGAACGAGCAGCAGGAAGACTATCTAAGTACAAGGCTGTCTACCCATTCAAGGGTAGGAACTCTGCGGCTGCGGCAATCAACATGGTCAATCCTTCGACCTACGACCTCGCATTCCCCAACTTCGTAGCAGGAGACTTTGCTACTTCTGGTTATCTAAAGCCAGATGGTTCTACTAAGTATGCGGACATGGGTGTTTCGTATCCCGAAGTTGTTAGCTCTATTGACGATATACAATTAGGCTGGTTATTTGATGAAACTATTACTGGCGGCTTTGAGGTTTTAATGGGTAATTATAGAGCTTCTGATAATGCAATAACAACTATTCAAATGAATGGGGCTACACCTCAAGCAAGAATGTATGCTGGTGCAGTTGCAGATGGTGTTACAGCAGGAAATTTAACTGAAGATAATCTTTATGTTGGCTCTAGAACATCATCAAGCAGGATGGACTCTTATGTTGATAGTTTAGAAGGCTTACCTCAAACGGGTGCTAGAACTGTTGGGTTTTCAGATTTAAACATTGCCATTTTTGCTAGAAACAACAATGGAACTATTGGCAATCACACCCAATGGGCATCAAAGCTAATCTTTATAGCAGAAGGTATCACAGCGGCAGAACAAGACGATGTTAACGAGTCCGTCAAAAATCTAGTTGTAGACACTGACGCACAAGCCTACATCCAAGAGGTATTCGACCAAGGAGGAACCCTCACCCTAGCACAACAAGCTGCTGTAAACAATCTAGTGAAGTCTATGAAGGCTGATGGGTTGTGGGATGGGGCTATCAGGTTATATCCATTTATGGGTGGTACGATTGATGCGGCTAGAATAGACCTTATAAGTTTAGGGCAAGCTACGAACAATAACTTCGTTGACGCAGATGTAAATGCTAAAATAGGTTTAACTGGTGATGGTTCCACAAAAGCAATTACAGGTACCAATCTAGCTACTGAACTCAGCTCCATATTTAATTATCAAATATTTGACTTTGTTGGTACAATAGACCCAGACGATAACTCATATTCTTGGGGAGGTTTTTCTTCATCTAATCAAGTTAGCCTAAGAACACCAGCTAGTGGTAGGTATTTCTACTACTCGAATCTTGTTTCGGTATTGTTATCGTCTCCATCGAATGTGATGGCTAATGGAGACTCAATTATTACCGCAAGATACTCTACAACGGACTCCAAATTGTACTTGAATGGGGAAGAACTGACATCAAGCACAACAGATGTTAGTTCTGCAACAACTTTCGGTCCAGACGTAGCATTGTTTGCTGCGTTACAAAATGGGACTGGGTTGTCAGCTTACTCCACGCAAGAAAAATTAGGGTGGGTTGCAATGGAAAACCTGAATGAAGAAGACGCCTTAAGATTCGAAAAACTCTACAAAGCCTTCATCCAACAAGTACAAGATGGAGAGACATACGAAACAGATGCAGCTGCATATTTTCAAGCTGTAGAGGATGCAGGTGGAACATTAACAAATAATGTTAAGTCTGAGTGGGATGCTTTTGTTAGTCGTGAAGTAGTAGCAGGAAGATGGTCTAAGATAAAAAGATTATATCCGTATTTAGGTGGTGTTATTAACTCAGCTGTAATTGATGCTATTACGTTAAATGCCGCAACTAATAATAACTTTGTTGATGCTGATGTTGATGCTACAATAGGTTTAACAGGGGATGGTAGTACGAAATCAATAATTGAAAGTGGGGATATAACAAATATTATAACAGATGATTACAATTTTGCAATTGGTACTTTTGCTAAAGATCCAGTTGGCGTAACCCCTTCAGGGCAATATTATACACAGTATTATGATGGCTCAAATAGAATTGCAATAAGGAGGCTGTTTAATTCAATTGGCGCATACTCTGGTTCTGTAAGCACATATTTTTATGATAATACAGATATAACTGCTGAATCTAATTGGTCTTTTATTATGGGGCAATATACTTCAAGTAGCAGAAGTATATTATTTAATGGAACTAACGTAAAAACAAATACAGCAACAAGTTCAAATCCAGCGACAGGTTTTATTGGAGACCCATATAAATATGATCATTACTATTTTACTTATGGTGGGCAATCAAATAGCTCTTTTATAAGTCAAGGAATGTCAGAGACAGAATTAATTGCCTTTGAGTCATCCTACAAAACATTCATTAACAATATAACAGCTTAACAATGCAAATCATTAATTTAAATGCAGAGCAAAAGGCTCAAGTAGATACAGATGTAATTGTTGGGATTGAGAACTTCTCGCCAGCGGGTACATTTAGGTACAATGTGGACAAACGTGAACACATCGAAAGCATCTTAGGTGATGTATCGGAGTATATCGTAGACCTTGACACCATCGTGATGTCAGATCCTGAATTAGATATTTAAAACTAATACAAATTAAATTTAATTAAATGAAAATCGAGAAAGAAGAACTTGATCTTATTGTAGATCAGCAGATGGAAATGAATAACATGCTAAAGCAAATTGGCCTGTTGGAAAGTGAAAAAAGTAGGGTATTGAAGTTTTATTCGGACTTATTGACCGAATCCAATAAAACCAAAAAGGGTCTTGAAGAGAAATATGGAGCAATAAACATTGATCTATCGGACGGATCTTACACCCCTATTGAGAAAAAAGATTAGAGATGCCTGTAATTAGAAAGATAAGTATAGGTTCAGATTACAAGAATGATGCAATGCATTATTCTGTTGGCCAATCGGTGTATGGTGGTCATGATATATGCGACATCATTTTTAATGAAGAGGAAAGTTCATACAGCATATACATAACAAAAGACGAAGAAGTGTTGCCATGGAAGAAGTTCAATAAGAACATGGCAATATCTGTCGAATATGATCTTTCTTACTAAGCTTTATGAATAGTATTCATGACTTTATTGTAAAGCCAATTGATGGCAGATACAATAACAAGAAAAAGATTGGTGATGTAACATTTATTACCAACACAAAGATAGAGGACTACAAAAGCGTAAGCAAGGATGGGGTGGTGGTTGCCACTCCATTGGCTTTTGACACAAAAATTAAGAAGGGTGACATAGTTAGGGTTCATCACAACGTATTTAGAAGGTTCTATGATATACGGGGTAATGAGAAAAACAGTAGGAGTCACATACAGGATGACATGTATGCCTGCTCACCAGAACAGATATACCTATACGGTGATAATGTATCCCACTTAGATTATTGTTTTGTTCAGCCAATAATCAACGATGACCAGTGGTCGGCTCAAAAAGATAAACCATTGACTGGTATACTGAAGTACGGAAACGAACTACTAGAAAAAGAAAGCGTCATACCTGGGATGGTGGTTGGTTTCACACCAGAATCAGAGTTTGAGTTTGTGGTCGATGGTGAACTATTATATTGTATGAAATGTAAAAATATTGTTTTGGCTTATGAAAACAAAGGAGACAAAACTGAGTATAATCCAAGCTGGGCAAGCAGCAGTTGAGGAACTAATTAAGGTTGCTAAGGAACCGATTGTAACTGGTGGTGAAGATGATGTTTCAGCAGATAGATTAAAAAACGCAGCAGCCACTAAGAAGCTTGCCATATTCGATGCCTTTGAGATTCTTAACAGAATCAATGAAGAGCAGAATATGCTAGATGGTAAAACAGAACAAGAGGCGCCTAAGAAGGCGTTTACTGGATTTGCAGAGAATAGATCTAAAAAATAATGTACGAACAAACATTATTAAAAATATTAGATGACCATATAAAGCCGCATGTTCTGAAAAGAATGAACAAGGGCAAAAAGTGGGAGTATGGGTATAATGAGGACCACGATGTTGTAGTTATTAGTAAGACTGGCCAGATAGGTGAGATTTACGAAATACAAAACCTAAAGATAGCCTTACCGTTAGAGAGTAACGTGGTTAGGTTCAAGAGTAATAAGTGGGAACGTATGGAGTACCCCAAAGAGCTGTCTAGGTTTAAGAGTGTATTTGAGTGGAATGATGCTCCAGAAGAGTTTAAGAATAAATGGTTTGATTACATCGACACTGAGTTTACAAGAAGAGAGGAGGGGTTTTGGTTTGTAAACAACAAGAAGCCAACGTATATAACTGGCTCCCACTACACATACTTGCAGTGGTCAAAGATTGATGTTGGTAAACCAGATTTTAGAGAATCAAACAGGTTGTTCTTTATATTCTGGGAGGCGTGTAAGGCAGACCATAGGAGCTATGGGATGTGTTATTTGAAAAATAGGCGATCTGGTTTTTCATTTATGTCTTCCGCTGAAACAGTAAATATGGCCACTCTGTCTAGCGACTCTAGATTTGGCATTCTATCCAAGACTGGTCCAGATGCTAAGAAGATGTTTACGGATAAGGTAGTACCAATTTCGGTAAACTACCCGTTCTTCTTCAAGCCAATACAGGATGGTATGGATAGGCCAAAGACAGAACTAGCTTATCGAGTACCAGCATCTAAGTTTACAAGAAAGAAGTTAGACACCAAGGCTTCGGTTGAGGAGATTACTGGTCTTGACACTACAATTGACTGGAAAAATACTGGGGACAACTCTTATGATGGTGAGAAGCTGTCGCTGTTGATTCATGATGAATCTGGTAAATGGGAGAAACCCAATAACATCCTAAACAACTGGAGGGTAACTAAGACCTGTTTACGGCTCGGTAGCCGCATTATCGGAAAGTGTATGATGGGTAGCACCTCCAACTCATTAGATAAGGGAGGAGAGAGCTTTAAAAAGCTTTACGAGGAGTCTGATGTAACGAAACGAAATGCTAACGGACAGACCGCCTCTGGCTTGTATTCTTTGTTTATACCAATGGAGTGGAACTACGAGGGATATATTGATGAGTATGGTGCACCAGTTTTTGAAACGCCAGAAGAAAAAGTTTACGATCCGTATGGTAACCAGATAAGGATTGGTGTTATAGACTACTGGCAGAATGAGGTTGATGGTTTAAAAAATGACCAGGAGGGATTGAATGAGTTTTATCGTCAGTTCCCCAGAACAGAAGAACATGCTTTTAGGGATGAGGCTAAAAATGCCTTATTCAATCTAACCAAGATATACCAACAGATAGACTACAACCAAGACCTAAGAAACACCAATATACTTACTAGGGGTAACTTCCAGTGGGAACATGGAATCAAAGACAGTAGAGTAATATTTATGCCAAATAACAATGGCAGATTTTTAATTTCCTGGGTTCCAC